CCACCTTCACGGTAAGCAATAGGCTCAGTTGTTACGCTAAGACCTGATAGGGAAACAAACCCCATTTGCATAGTTGTTGGGATATTCCATTCTTTTCCTTGAAATGTAACTAAGAATTTAAAATTACGGACTGGATCCGTCATCAAACTACTTAGTGGATTTGTATATGCCATTTTTATTTATCTCCTTTACGCTGATGCGTTTCCGGTTAGTTGTCCAATTTTAATGACAACGAACTCTGCTGGGTATTCAAGAGCAACGCCTATTTCAATGTTAACTCTACCCGCTTGAATTTCGGTAAAGCTATTGTTAGTACTATCGCATCGCACATAAAACGCTTGACTTGGGTTTGTTCCACGTAAGCCACCTGCTGTCCAATAAGCAAAAAGGAAGCTATTTAATGTTGCGTTAATTTGAGACCATAGACGTGAGTCGTTGTTCTCAAAAAGAGCAAATGATGTTAGATCATTCATAGACTTTTCAATGTAAATCAAAGAACGTCGAAGATTGATATAACGGTTGTTTGGGGTGTTATCAAGAGTACGACCACCCATGATAACAATGCCTGCACCAGGAACCTGGCGGATAGCATTGATAGGATCTACGCTTGTATTGATTGAATCAAGTTCAGCGTTAGTAAATAGGTGTTCAGTAGATACGGCAAGAGCCATAACATTCTGTAGACCTGCTGGAGTCTTAGCTGGACCACGGCTTGCATCAGTAGCTAGGTACTGACCTACAACACCTGCACCAGGAGCTTGTAGGCGGGTTACGCCAACGCTCTTAGTTGCGTCTGGAATGTTGTACCATGGGTAGTATGCTGCAGCAATGTTTCCTGAAGTACTTCCAGCAAAGATTGCGTATGTAGCTGTAACTTGATCTTGTGCCGCAGAAACTGATAGTCCAGCAGGAGTATCAAGAACAGCAAAACAATCTGTACGGCTAGCAGCGTAGATTACAGCATCGCCGTGAATCTGTGCAGTTAGAGAACTAGATGCAGCATATGGAGCATCAGGTGCATAAATAACCAATGGGTTAAGGATAGCGTCAAATGTAGACCAAGCGGTTGAGTAATCTGTACGAGCAGCAGTTCCACCATCAGCCCCACCAGAAATTGACGCTGGAGATACGAGTACTCCTGGAGACTTGGTAGCATCAAAACCTGCGCTCAAGATTGTAATTGCAGAGCTAGGGTTAGAGTTGATAATTGATCGAACAAAGTTTCTGTCTGTAGAAGACATGCTTAGGTCTGTATAAGACTCTACTAAGCTAGTTACAGAGTTTCCACTAGTTGTTGTTGTTTGGTAAACTTCTAGACCAAAACGACCAGTAGTTCCTGCAGCAACAATTTTAATTGAGTAGTTGCTTGACCAGGTACCTGGGTTAATTGCATTTACAGTAAATACTGGGTTAGATGCAACAGTCGTTGTAACAGTAGCTGTAGCAGAAGCACCAGTTACGGCAGTGCCTGTAGCAGCGCTTGTAACAGTAAACTGTGAACCTGAACGTGTAGCAATAGTTACGTTTGTTAGGTTAAATGCTGTTGTTGAAAGACCTGTAATTGTTACAGACTGTCCAACAGAGAAAGTGTTTGTAGCTGTATAAGTAATTGTTCCAGATGCTGCAGAAGCTGCAGTTACTGTAGCTGTGGTGGTAGTTGTAGATCCTGTACCATCGCTAATTACTAAAGAACCTGTTGCAGAGCCTGTTGCGATAACACGCTTTACATATAGGTCACGGCCGCCATTAGCAAAAAAGTTATAGGCAGCCCAAGTGGTTGGGTATGAGTCGTTTAATCCACCAAAAGCTTTAACAAAATCTGTCCAAGTACTTACTAGTACAGGTGCAGTTGTGTTGCCTTTAGGAAGTACCCCAACAAATGCGCCAACAGCGTTTGCAGTATTTGCAGGCTGTACAGCTTGTTGCAGAGCTACTTCTTGGATATAGACTCCGGGACGGGCAAAGTTTGCCATTCGGGGTTACTCCTTCGGTTAGGTTGTTTTCTTAGTGAGACGGCGTTGTATTCCAAATAGTGGAGTTTAGGGTAGTTTGGTACCCAAGTGATTTATTAACAGTTGTTACAGTGTAGACTGCGCTGAGTTGATCAGGGAACAATTCTGCACTGATTCTGATGTTATAGACATTACTGAATAGGCGCTTGCCACCTTCAGTAGTATCTCTTTTTGAGAACCCCAACATATCCACACGACGGTTTGTTCCGTCTTGGGGGATGGGAAGTTGCCCAAATCTAAAAGGTAGTCTACCAGGTGCAAACAAACTAGCCATAATCTGACGATCATGACGAGGTTGACGAGACCACGTGGAGACTTGGTAGATAAGGTCTACCGGTATAGGAAAATTAACAGGCTGGTTAATAGAGCCATCTGCGTTACGGTTCGGGGTAGTACCCTCAGGTGCATAGGTTAGATTTACAACACCTCTGTGAGCACGCTCTGTATCCTCACGTACACCTACTAAGTCTAGGGTGATGTAAGGGTAGCTCTGTTGACGGATGTCTTTATCTGGCTGTCCATAGTAAACAGCTACAGGGCGAGCAGCATTGCCGCCATCTGCAACAGTAATTCCCTGAAGCAAAGTTTTAAGGGCTTCATCTTCACTAATAATAAACGGCATTAGTTAGCTCCTAACATAAAGGTTCTTAGTGCAGGAGATGGGGGAACATGTTGAGTTCCATACTCTAATGTAAGTACAGCTTCTTCTATACCTTGTGGGTATGAGATTGCGTGATTAGATCCGTTATGGGAAACCATAAGGTTATTTGTAACTTCGTCTGGCCAGCCATATGAAGCGGCATGGGAGCGAAGGTTTTTTGTGTATTCTTTTGCTGCTTGTTTTTCAGCTGCAACGATGATTGAGGTTAGGGTCTTTTTAAAACTAGCCACGGTTACGGAGCCAATTCGATAGCAAATACCCTGCAGCAAAACCAACAACGATTTTCTTACCACCGTTTTGGTTAAGGCTGGCTAAGCCACGAACAAACTCCTGTTTATCGGCATCAGTTTCTTCACGAGCAAGCCGATTAGCTAAATTAATCATCAATCCTCCATAGGAAGGCGCAGGGGTGTTACAAGCAGGGTTCCGGATTTCTCCGGCGTCAGTAGTAATCATAAATGAAAAAGCCCCCTATTGGGGGCTAAATCATTACTTCTTTTTGGCCTTCTTCTTGGCCTTGCAGTCTTTGCACTTACCACAGGTACAGGCCTTGCCTTTAACCTTAGTAGCTAGTTTGGCATCGTTCTTTTCGTCTTGCTTTTCAAACTTTTTCTTTTGAGCCGGGGTCATACCCTTTTCAAACTTCTTGTCATTATGAGCCATTACATTCCCTTCTTTCTTACTGCGCTAGTCTTCTTAGCCTTACCCTTTGAGTCAGACTTTTTAGCAAACTTCTTATTAGCAGCCTCTAGGGTCTTCATGCCGTGCTTATCTTTTGGCTTACCACAGCCACAGGTAGCGCACATTATTTCTTCTTCTTTCGTAGGGCGGCAAAGTCAGATCCCTCTAGCTTGCCGTTTTTGTTGGTATCAAGTTTCTTCTGCTTTGGAGATAACTTCTTAGCGCCCTTCTTGCAGGCACCCTTACATCCCGGCTTTGAACAGCCGCATCCACATGATTTGCACATTATTTCTTACTCTCTTTCTTTGGTTTGGAGACCTTCTTTTTGCCAGAACCTTCAGGTACACAGTTCGGAACTTTTTTTCCACCCTTCATCTTCATGCCTACTTGAACGTAGCCATCCCAACAAGGATTAGAATCTTTAGCCATTACTTACCGCCTTTGTGAGGATTCTTCTTATGCCATTCTTTTGTTGCCTTGACACCTTCTTTGACGGTCTTAGCTCCAGCTTTCTTGGTAAGGTTAATCTTATCCCATTTAGGGTCATTCTTACCGGCATGGTCAACTACAACATCGCCCTTTTTGTTCTTCTTTACTACGTGGACCTTGCCACTAACCTTTAGTTTTGCCACTTTTTTTCTTTACCTTTTCTGGAAGTTTCTTACCTTTAGGAGTCTTAGATTCAAATTCAGCTGCAAGCTTAGGGTCTTTAGCATAAAGCGCCCTACGTTGAGCTTGAGATTTAAAAGGCATTATTTTTTCTGAACCGGTGGTTTCTTTTTGCCACCAATAGACTCACCTTTACGAGAATGTTTAATGCTCATCGGGTTATTGTCATAGTTCCAACAGGAGTGCTAGCAGCACTGGCAATTACATATACTGTTGAAGTTGGTGCCAAATCATCCAAAGAAAGACTTGAACCCGCAGCTAGTTGAACCCCATAAGCAGAAGAGGTAACAGTGGAGTCTGCCCCAACATACAAAATATTGCTTGCATGGTTATTTTGAATGATTAAAGTGTATTGATTAAAATTACTTGTTGTAGGGGATAGCTTAGTAGCTGTCGTACCTACGGTAGTTAATGCATGTGTCAGTGCCATGATTCTCCTTTATAATAATTACTGGTTAAATGCAGAGTATCCGGCATATTGCTGGAACTGTGAATCATTAACTAGTTCTTCGGCGTTAACTTGCTCACAGGATATCTGGAGTAAGGTGTACTTGTTCTTAATTATACCCTGTGGGGAAACCTGTGTAGGGGAAAACACTTCATTTCTAAATACAATTCGGTCACGTAAA